TAATAAAACACGCGCCGATATTCACGATTACTTTATGCAATGTTCTGCTTATGCGGTAGCATATGAGGAGATGACCGGTAATCCGGTTTCTCAATTAGTAATTATAATTTCAACCGACGATCACGGTATTCTAGTTTTTAAAGAAAAACGAAACACGTGGATCAACGGGTTTAAAGATTTGAGAGATATATATAGGAAAGAATTTAATATCTAAATAAATAGCGGAGACTAATATGTCTGTTTATGTTTTATTTGTAGTACTACTATCTCAAGATGTAGAACAAGAGTGGAAATCATATCCTAGATTTGAAGAATGTTGGGAAGCAGCAACTGCTATAGTAAAAAACAGAAATGATATTATTGCTAGATGTGTGTTACGTGAAACAGAATAAATGTGCGACCAAACAGGAGATTTTTTGGTTGGATTCATTCTAGGAACTACGCTAATATGTACTATTAATTTAGCAGTGTGGTTACTTTGGGATGAAGTAAAAGAATTATTGTAAACCCCGAAAGGGAAGAAGTTGACTGAAAGGTGTTCAAGACGCGGGTTCGATTCCCGCCAGGTCCACCATAAAGTATATTAGTCAGGTGAGAAGCTTGGGTAAAGATTAGAGATCAACTAATCGCTAGTATATTTTATAATGGGCCTGCCATGGTTTCGATTGGGCAATAAGTAACGATACAGACAATTCGGTAGGCGATGACCGTAAATCAAGCAAAATAGTAAATGCAAACGATAACTCGTATCGCATGGTAGCGTAAGCTACTCGCTGAGGTTTTTCCGGTTGTCCTTATCATCCAATCAACCGGATATGATTTTATTAAGGAAATATATGGCATTTGAAACAGATTTATATGAAGTTGTTCAGGGAGCAATTTCAAAAGATTTATTAGTACATCTAGATACAGAATTTGAACTAGTAAAAACTCTTCAGTATATGCAAAATAATACGCAACAAACCGAAGAGAATAAATTTCTTTTTAATGATACACAAATCACAAATTCGTATTCATATTATTCTGCACTTTGTTTTGAATCTTTATCTCTTCAGCTTAAACCTCTATTAGAAACGGTTACCGGCAAATTACTTAATCCCACATATACGTATGCTAGGATATACTACACCGGCGCTGAAATGGCAATCCATAAGGATAGACCAAGTTGCGAATACTCCACTACTATCTGCATTTCAAATGATCCAGAACCATGGGAAATTTGGTTTGAGACTTTAACCGGCGAACACAAAGCAATATATTTAGAACCAGGTGACTTAATTGTTTACAAAGGAGATGTACTTAATCATTGGAGAACTCCTTATGCTGGTACTAGACAAACACAAGCATTCCTGCACTATATAGATAAAAAAGGTAAATTTAGGGATTACAAATATGATCACCGACCATACATTGGATATCCGGCAACTGGACGAAAGGCGTAACCAATGTCTTCATTAAAAGAATTAACTTTAGAAAAACACAAAGAAGCAGAAACTCAACCATTTATTAAATCTATTTTTAGTAAACAGGTAGATGTTAAAAAATATACTGATTATCTTTATCAACTTAGATTAATATATTTGCGGTTAGAATATTTAGCAGATGGATTGGGTATCTTCGAAGGAATAGAAGATATTAAGAGGGCAAAAGCGATAGAATTGGATTTTGCAGAATTAGCAAATAATAATATGCAAATATATCTAATGAAAAATTCTACTGCAGCATATTTACAATATATTGAGTCCATTAAATTAGATAAAGATAAATTACTTGCACATATCTATGTTCGCCATATGGGTGATTTATTTGGAGGACAGGCATTAGCTAAATTATTACCTGGTCCTAACAATATGTTTAAGTTTAACGATATCCCCGGTCTTGCAGCTAAGATGAGAAGTAAATTAGATATTTCATTAGCAAATGAAGCAAATTTAGCATTTGACTTTAATATTGCTATGCTTAAGGACTTTAATGATTGAAATTTGGCCGCAAATAAATTTATTATCACAATTAGTTATTGATAAATTTAAACAATATTCTGTTGAAACACTTAAACCAGAATATGAAATTCATGTCGATAATTTTTCATGGAAGAATTATATTTGGACATCTGATAAATTTAGACGAGCGCATATTGAGATAGTAGATGCCACCGCAACTAAAAAAATGTGGGTTATGCATATGTGTATATTTCCGCATTATGATTCGCCGGATCCAATTTTTGGATTCGATGTAGTCTGCGGACAAAATAAGATAACAGGGGCATTCCACGACTTTTCCAAAATAGGAAAATCGAATCTATATGATTGGTATCAGAATAGAATGTCATCAGTACAATGGAGTAAACCAAGAGAACTTCCGGAATGGGCACAGAAGATTTTTAGTCCAAAAATGTTAGCTGCGGGTAATATTCATACTCAAGAAGAATATGATCAACTAGTAAATACTTTTATTGACAACCTAGATTATTACCTTTATAATATAGGTAATAGTGTAAAAGATGCAGATTTTATATCTATGCAAAATCGATATTGCAAAAATCAAAAGTTGAATCCTCATACCCCAGCAATGATGGTAAATTTTGGAGTAGACAAACAAGTTTTTACAAATTTTATGGACGAAGTATTATTCCCGGAAACACATGGATAACGAAATAGAATACATTCTAACAGATAGTTTAATTATAACCAAGAAATTTAGATCACCTAATGAATTTTCCCTGCATATTGAAGAGCGTGTGATTAGAGAAAAAATTGGATATATGGATGCTATTATACAATATTGCGAAGAAGTAGATATTGAAATTGAATCCATATCAAAATTAATAAATCAGTCGCTTAAAGATAAAGTACAAAATGAAGCAGAGGAACAGAATTATTTAAAACGTAGAGGAAAATTACCACTTTGATTATGGATGAATTCGCAGTATATAAAATGTACATAGCATTGAAGTTACACTTCACTACAGATAATTATGACATAACTAAGAGAAATGGAAAAGTTAAAGCTAGTAGACAGGCATTTGCTAAAAGAAAAGATCTTTTCTCTATTAGAAAAATTTCCAAAACTTACACAGATGAAGAAGTTGCAAATTTTTTAGTTTCAAATTTTGTATCCGGAGATCGCTGGGGAGGAATGTTTGATTCTGAAGCAGGTAAAACATACGTAGAATGGAAAGGTAAGATGGAAAGTCTTACCTATAATTTTACCAAAGAACTTGACGCAATTATACATGAATTAGAAGTAGGTGGCAATAAAATTGAAGATGCTTTTATGATTACAAAAGCACAACATCCATATATATTGAAAGCATATCTGAGAAAATCAATATCTATTGAAACTTTAGTTATTCTAGATAAGGTGTTTCCTTATATCGAAACATTTGACGATAAGCTTTCAGCGGACATTCTTTGGCCAGATGTATCGAGATTGGTCAAAAAATATAAACCATTTTTACGAATAGATAAAGACCGATATCATGCAATATTCAGAGAAAGAGTTGGAACTTAATCTCAGTTCTAAGAAGATACAAGATTTGGAAATAGAACTTCATTTAACAAAAGAACTACTTACTACTTGTATTGAATCATTAAAAGATACTCAAAGGTATCTAATGAAAATGGCATACAATCAATCTGAAATAACTAAAAGGGTTGCATCGTGGCCTTATATTGTAGTATCCTCAACCGGCAACGATGGGGACGAGGATTCTAATTACTAATACTAGGAGAGTATTTTTAAAATGGCAAGCAAGAAACGAAACAATGATTTCGACAGAGAGAAAAAAATTAAAAAAATTAAGGATAAAAATGTCCTTGACAAGCACAGAAAACTTATATATAATATAGCATCGGCTAAAGTAATGCAAAATGATTACGAGGACGATGACGAATTAGATTATGCTTATGTGATAGATGCAAAAACTAAACGTCGTTAATACAACACATACACCGCAAATACGAAAGGAAGTACAATGGCATTTAAATCTTTATCCGACTTACGCAAAAGTCGAGGTGGCTTCGATACCCTAATGAAGGAAGTCGAAAAAATCGCAAATCCCCAAACCGAATCACGTGGTGCAGACGAGCGCTTCTGGCAACCAGAGGTAGACAAAGCTGGCAATGGCTACGCTGTTATTCGTTTCCTATCACCGCCTAAAGGTGAAGACCTCCCCTGGGTTCGTATTTGGAATCATGGATTCCAAGGACCAACCGGCAAATGGTACATTGAGAATTCATTGACCACTTTGGGTAAGGCCGATCCTATTTCAGAACATAACACTGAACTATGGAATTCTGGGACAGAGGCAAATAAGGAAATTGCTCGTAAGCAAAAACGTAGACTATCCTATATTACAAATATTCTTGTAGTTAAAGATCCGGCGCATCCTGAAAACGAAGGTAAGGTTTATCTTTACAAATTTGGTAAGAAGATCTTTGACAAAATTAAAGACATCGCCGAACCACAGTTTGAGGATGAGAAACCTATTAATCCTTTTGATTTTTGGGAAGGTGCAAACTTTAAACTTAAGATTCGTAATGTAGAAGGGTATCGAAATTATGATAAATCAGAATTCGATGGGCCAAGTGCAATTTCTGAAGATGATAGTAAAATTGAAGCTATCTGGGATGGACAACATTCGTTGTTAGAATTTTTAGATGAAAAGCATTTTAAATCATATGACGATCTAAAGAAAAAATTCAATATGGTGATGGGTTTGACTGGAGGGCTTGCTGCTACTAAGAGTGCAGAAGATACATTCCTTGATAACTATCCCGTATCTGAATCTACAAACTCTCCGCCACCTGTGATGGAAAAGAAAGTAGAAAAAGCTCCAGCAAAGGAAGTAGACTTTGATGATGACGATGAGTCACTATCATATTTTGCTAAATTAGCTGAAGATTAAAAAAAGCCCCGAAAGGGGCTTTTATTTTGACTATCGTTTACCCATTCCGTCAGTCCATATTCCCCAAGAGTCTCTTTTATCTCTTTTAGCACTTCCCGGGCTAAGGACAGAATTGGATCCTTGATTATTTCCCCCACCTACTACAGTGTTATTAGTTACAATATTTGTGGCGGCTTGCGCTTTTTCAACAGCATAATCCTTTATCTTAGCTCCTTCTTCTGTTATATCTTTAAGTGTTTGTACTATTGCTGTACCTAAGTATGGTGCTAAATTTATAGTATCCGTAGTTGGTGTACCAAAACTAATAGTTAATAAATTATTTAGCATGCCTTCAATTTTTGTAGGATCTAATGTGTCTTTTGCTATATCAACTATATTCTCACCAATTTTT